TACCGGGGACCCTGACGATCGCGATCGCTTTCTTGCTGAACGAAGAGAAGAAGACGCGGGAGATTCGCAGCGAACGAGATTTTCGGCGAGAGATTCGCGGAACAGTGGGTTAACCAAATGCACAAGTACGAAGAGATCTCGCGAATACGAAACTCCTGCATGGTTCTGAAACTCGAATCAGAACATTCTTTGTACTCCATGGTTTTGCGCACGGTTTCCTCCACGGAGATCGGTGGGGCAATTTCGAAAGGAAGCGCGATGAACTCCGATTTCACAGGGTCGAGATTATCATCGCCGTAGCAGAACATGACGAGTCGGTTCGCAGCGTCGCGAACGGTTCCGTCGTACCTTTTTGAGTTGTCCTCGAGAAGTTTCATGAGTCGGCGCTGGATGTACCCCGTGGTGCTCGTTTTCACAGCGGTATCAATCAACCCTTCTCTGCCTCCCTGTGCATGGCCAAACACTTCTTCCGCACTGAGACCCTGGATGAAAGAATGTGCAACGAATCCGCGAGCCAGAGGACTTTCATCGAATTTCTCGAAATGCGGGAACACGCGCGAGTTATAAGACATGGACAGACGTTTCCCGTCGACACTCTGCTGGCCAACGCAAGCGATGATCTGTGAAATGTTGAGATCCGAGCCTTTGGACCCGGCTTTGACCATACTGACGAGACGATTGTTCTTGCCGGACGCAGCGAGTCCTTCGCGCGTTCCGCGCCCGAGTATATCCACCACTTTCTGCGTACTCATCTTGTTTTCAAACTGGTTTTCCTCGAGTTCAAAGAGAGAACCGTAGCATGGGTCCTCTGTATCATGCATCTTTTCAAACAAAGAGATTCTTTCCTGAAGATAAGCGTGCAGCGTGCGTAGATTCTTTGCAATCAAGTCCTTCTCAATGAGCATGTCGCTGATCCCCACGGAGAAACCTTTGTGCAGAATGTAGTTCGTGACGAGGCTACGCAGATTGTCGATCGCGCATTTCCCCGCAAGAGGTCCCAGATCGTTGACGCAAGTATGCACCAGTCCGTTGCTCTCTGCTTTGATACTCGTTTTCGTGAGCTCGCCGCCGAGGAATCGTCCTTCTTCGATATGCAGAAAAGATGCTTTGAGATTCAGATCTGACGGGAAAATGTGGCTCAGAAGCTCTCTGCCCGTAACGAACCCGAATTGCTTCTCCTCTTTCTTCAGCGGGGAGCTAGAAGAAGTACAAGAGCCAGAAGCAGAGAAAAAAGTTTTCATCATTCTCTTTTTCAGAAGCGGATCCCGATTCCAAAGACAGAGATTCATCACTTGACGCACGGGGAAGGCGCGTGTATCAGAAACGATGAGACTTGCACCGAGAAGCGTATCTTGCACGGCTCCCACGACGGGTTTGCTGTTGCTCGGTGAAATAAGATTGAGCCCAACAGATGCAAGAGCAAGAATCTCACTGGCGGTCTCCACGCTCTGAGGTACGTGCATATTCATCTCGTCGCCGTCGAAATCAGCGTTGTACGGAGTGGTGACGTCGACGCAGAGTTGAAACGTTTTTCCTGGCCACGGCTGGATACGATGACACATCATACTCATTCTGTGCAACGACGGTTGGCGATTGAACAGCACGGGGTCGCCAGTGACCAGATGTCGCATGACGATATCTCCGACTTCAAGGTTTTTCGCACGCGTGGCGAGATTCGAGTATTTCAGATAATTGTGACACTTCTCTCGCGCACAGAAGAGACTCTTTGCGCCTGGGTAGGTATTCGGGCCGTTCGCCACGTGTTTCTGCAACCTCTCGTAGTTATCCACGGTGACCATTTCCGGGTAGGTCATGTTCATGCAGATCTCCAGAGGAACTCCCAGTTCGTCAATCTCCAAAAGAGGATTCGGAGTGATGACGGTGCGCGCCGAGAAATCCACGCGTTTACCCATGAGATTCCCGCGGATGCGCCCTTCTTTGCCTTTCAATCGCTGACGAAGCGCTTTCAGCGGCCGCCCGTTCGGTTGGGTGGCGATATCTGTTTGTGAAATGTTGTTATCGATCAGCGTCCCGATATGGAATTGCAGAATCGCGTGGTACGTGTCAATGACATCTTTCTCTGCGCCCGCAGCGATCTTTTTCGCGAGATCGCGGTTGGATTTTATGATATCGACCATTTTATGCGTGAGATCGTCTTCGCTTCTCTGCGATCCCTCTGTTCTCACAGAAGGACGCACGACAGGGGGGAGAACAGGCAAGACGGAGCAAATCATCCATTCGGGACGACAGTTCTTGTGATCGAATCCGAGCAGCTCTGCGTCTGCATCTGTGATCTTCTTGAAGAGAAGATTCACATAATCCGCGGCCATGTTGAACGTACGCTCTTTCGTTCCTGATTTCGTCGTCTTGAAATGCGCTTCGATGGTCAGATCTTTGCGACTGTATTTATCTGGCTGCTGGACGTCGCATTTCAGACATTTGCTCAATCGGTGCGCTTCCACGAGCTTGGTGATTTCCACGCGAGTCTTGATTCTTTTGGTAAAACGCAGAATGCGCTGTAACTCCGCGTCGCTGCATCGTTTCCTGTCGATCAGCGGCGTTCCACAGCGGTAGCAGATAAGTCTAAGCGTGTCTACGATCCAGCGCATGAACTGAACGAAGAAGACGGGTTTCGCAAGCGCTAGATGGCCGAAGAATCCGGGACAGCGAATGCAATCGTTCTGATCTGTTGGACACAAACGGCCGTTTTCGAGGATTCCCATGCGAACGTCGAAAAGCCCGCCGAAAACAGGTTCAGATCCAAGATAAGTCTCTGGTTTCGTGATCTCTGCTACGGACCGACCGAGAATCTCTTCGGGACTCATGAGCGTGAACTTGATCTTCTGCACGCGCAGTGTGGTCTCATCGTAGGAAGAGTCGATAGCAGAATTCATTAGCCTCGTTTGCAAGAGAACTGTTTGTATATTAGATGAGTATCCGACAATGGATGGATGACCATGAAGCAGAAAATCATTTTTTTTCTCACAGAGCCTTGATCACAGAAAAAAAGTTTCTGCTCGCCACCATTCTAATGATTCAGCATCAAAACCGATTTGAGGATAAAAAAATGTTTCTAATACTATAATAAAACTAGTTTTAGTGAAATGAATGGTCCTGAGGAAAGTAAAGTTTCTTCTTCTAAAGATAATATATCGACTTACAATAAATCATTAAGTTTTTTTCAGAATAAGATTGATGCTAATGAAGCCCTGAAACAAGCTTCTGAATCAGCGTCGCGACGAGCTCGTAAGTTGAATTCATATGCAAAAAAACGTTTAAGTTCTCTTGCGGTATTGACTAAAAATATTGTTTCGCCAAGGAAAGAGGAATTTTTGGGTATGGAAGAAAAGAAGGAGTTAGAAAAACATTTATCTTCTGTTTCCTCGTTAAAATCAGCGTATTCACTATTATTGTCTCCCCTATTCTTAGAGTTGTATAATGTACTAAAGGCCGATTTCAAGAAGAAGACTAATTTTCTAAATTCTCTGCGACATACATTTTCGAAGACCAAAGCATTAGACGAAATCGATCAAATCGTATGTGTCATGTTAAACATTAATGAAAAAACAAGAGAGGAGACATTAAAACTCTTCACGGAAGAGAACTTTAAAATTCTAAAAATCGCAGAGACGTTGAAACGAGAGGAAGTAATATCAAACTTTACAACTTTCCTGAGAACGTTACGAGTACCTCAAAACTCTCATCTTCTGAAAACCTGTACCGAGCTTCTCAAAGAAGAAAACGACCTCCTAAAGAGAGTCAATGAGAGTTTGAAAGATGAAAATATTTGTTTTGCGATTCATTTATCTCTGCCTTTTTTCAAGAAAGTAATGGGGTCGTTGGAGAAAATGGGAGCCGATGGAGAATGTGGAGAATTGCTCAAAGATTATGAAGTGAAGAACAAAACATCAAAAGACAGTTTCTTGTCTTCTTTAGCGGAGATAAGCATAGAGAAGAAAGATTCCAGCAAGGAAAGAGAGAAATACGGTCCAAACAGTTTTGAACAGATACGTAATCTTGCTATAAAAACTTTCGACAAAATGTCAAAATCATATCCACACAATGAGAAGACAATAGAGAATCTGGAAACAATAGGACAAGAAGCGAAAGAAGCACCACAATCGGATAAAAATTCGCGTACATTGAAGTATGGAGCATTTTTAGCTGCGCTTGCATTATTGACGCTAAAAACGCAAGGTCGTAATAAGTCTTGGACGAAAAAAAGATAAGAGACAGATCATGGAGTTAGTCATAAGGATGATTATTTCTTCACGTTTATATCTTCCTTTCATTGCCTCTGCAAAAACACGCGCTTTCCATTCTCTCCAGAGTTTCGGCTGAAAAATCCTTTTAGTAACGACTTTTCTTCAATGATATTATATTCTTTCGGATTCTTGACGGGTGCTATAGATTCCTCCCTCAGCCTACTTTCCAGTTTTTTGTCAACTACTAACACGTATGTATCTGTATATATCTTCTCGTAAAATTTGTCATTGTAAAATACGTATATATACTTACCATACACAGTCTCGTCTTCGCTTTCGACAGTATCGTGAGTAGCTAGTGGTAAGCTGATAGTCTTTGTCATGCAGCGATAGTCTCTTCGAAACCTGTTAAATCTGCAGGATTTTGGTACAACATCATCTGCATCTGCACAATCCTTCTGCTTTTTGCATGCTTTTGCGTTAATGTTTAATGGTGCAGACAATATTTTCATTCGGGCTTTTTCTGGGGCAAAAAGTGTCCATAGGACTGCTTCTGGATCTTTTTTGATCCGACGAAAGCGCTGTTTAAATCGTGATCTTAGTTTTGGAACAACTTCGTCTTTCTTAAGACTCATGCTTTTTATTATGTTTTAGACAAGAAAATAAAAAAAATTCCGAAATATTTTAGTAGTGAATATCTAAACGTCTTCTTCATCGTCGCTCGCTTCTTCCACCCTTTCTCTTTCATCTATTCCTTCTTCCTCATCGTCTTCGTCGCCCTCCTCTGTCCCGTAGTTGTCGAAATAGTTTACGACGTCGATGTCTCTGCGATGCAGAACAAAGAAAGAGAATCGATACGTATCGCAGGCAGGCTTTTCTTCGTAGATTGCGCGAGTATAGTTGCAATGCCTAGGTAAACGAGTCCAGATCCTTTCGACGGATACCCAGGAATTGCGATACTCTTTCACGAATTCTTGGATGAGCTGGAAATGGGGAGATGAAATGCGAAAAGATAGAACGTGCTCGATTACGTCAATCGGTATCATGGATCTACTGCCTGCTTCTCTGCTGCTCTTGCTGTGACTTTATATTTTAGAAATTCTGTGTCGTCCAAATCTCTCTTTCTTGATTGAGAACGGATCAGTTTTTCCTTCACTCTGTGACGAAGATGAAGTAGTAAAAAGCGGAGAGGAGAATGATTCCGATTCCCACGTACATCATTCGGTCTTTATTGAACAAGATTCCAACGATTTTTCGGCTGATTATGATCAAATTATCAGACCATTGCATACTCGGATCCCATGTATACCAATCTGTTTCCATGAATTTTGTGAATATGAGCGTCCACGTAATCATCGTCTCCTGCAGAATCTCGTTGATACTCATATTCAGAATATTCTCGGATTTCAACCTCTCTGCGAGATCGCTGTTCGCATCTGCGATCCAGCGATTCTCTTCCAACTCGTCAGGAATCACTTCCATGTTACTCAAACTCTCAATCTTGTTTCGGATTCCGCGCAACTCGTTCCCGAGCGCGACCAGTTCTCGCGAGCTCATTTCTTGGGCTTGGGGTTTGTAGAGTTTTGTTTCTATTTCCTCGATTTTACTCAGCGTGTGACCAAGCCCGCGAGTCTGACTCTTGCTTTTCTCAAGATCGTTGAGTTTGTAAGAGAGTGGTTGCTCAAAGGAAGTAGCTGCAGCTGCCATTTCTTGGAAATGTGACAAAAATGATTATTACTAAGGAAGTGAAAAAAATATTTGATTTTCGGCCACGTGTTTGTGCTTAAAA